CCCAACTATTTGTAGATATCAATATTGGACACTTTAATTCAAACTCATTAGCAACCTCTAATCTTCTCTGCCAATTCGTATCCTTAAAATAATTTATACCTCCTACTTTTATCAAACCATTAGGAAGTTTTTCTTTTTTCGGTGATGCAGAAATACCAAACTTAATCTGTGATACACAAAAATCTAAATCTAACAACCCTAATCCACACATTAGTAAATCTGAATAAATCTCCCAACAGAAAAATCCACTCACTAATGCTCCTTTAATTTCAAACACTTGAAATCTATTGTCTAAATCTTCTTCTTGAACTAATCCGTATGTACCAACTCCTTTTAATGTATAAGCAGGTTCTACAAACTTAGTTATTTTCCCTTTTAATTCTTTATCAATAAACCACATTCTTTCATAGTTCTCTCCATTTTCTTTTTCTACTAAACCTACGATTAACCCTACATTATACTTCTTAGATAACTTTAATAATTTCGGTAGTAACTCTCCTTCTGTAAAAGAAGACTCTTCTGGCATAATATAATCACCACCAAAATACTCTTGTGGAGTAATGAATATATCAGGTTTATATTTTTTTATTTGTTCCTCTAACCATTCATACTTTTCTTTGAATGTGTAATATTGCTTAGGAACACAAGTTGCTACTTTCATAGTTTTATTAACTTCAAAAATTCCTGCTTAGCAGTATCTTTATCCATAAATATTCCATCTATTGAACTTGTAATCGTTGAACTTTCACTCTGCTGAACTCCTCTACACCTCATACAACCGTGTACACCATCTACAACTACAATCACTCCTTTAGGTTTCAAATGCTTTTTAATTGCTTGTACTATTTCATCTGTGTAATTTTCTTGTAATTTAGGATAACTTGCTAAACCAATTGCTATTCGTGCTAATTTACTCAATCCAATTGCCCACTTATCAGGAATATACCCTATGCTCACTCTATAAATAATCGGAACAAAATGATGAGGACACATTCCTATGACTTCTA